CTGGTCTCCATTCGAACACTCTTTTATGACGTTCGAAATAGAAACCAGCAAGGCTATCGCCATCCAGCTTCTTCGCCACAGGAGCTTTACGTTTCAGGAGTTTAGCCAGAGATACCAAGACGTAAACCAGCTTGGTGAGATGTTCGAGCCTGTAGAGTTGCGTTATCAGGCTGCGAATAACAGGCAGTCATCTACAGAGCCAGTAGAAAACTCTGTGCTTGATAGTAAAGTGAAGATGGTGCTTGCTGCATGTGAGCAGCTATACAACAACCTTATTGAGTGTGGGGTATCTAGGGAGACAGCTCGAATGATCCTCCCTATGACTACCAAGACGAAGATCCATATGAGTGGAAGCGTACGCTCTTGGATACACTTTTTAGACATCCGTGACGACACTCACGCTCAGTTAGAGATACAGATGATAGCCAAAATTATAAAAGCTATCTTTGCAGAGCAGCTCCCTTCAATAGGGAGGGCGCTTAAATTTAACTAAATGAGTTGTCTTGTAGACGTAAAAGGATACCAAGAGAAAGGGATCGCCATCGATCCTAACGGAACCCATGGAGACGCAATCGAGCTTCATGGGCTTCTTGTTGTATTGCCTAAGCAGCCTCAGAAGAAGGACATACTGTTCCATGAGCTTCCAAAGAACAAGCAGTTCTGGAGAAGGGTAGAGGTTCCCGCTGAGCTTTCCAGGATAAAAACGATGGATGAGTGGATGGAAAGACCGCAGGAATTTAGAAACAGATATTCCCCTTTCATCGAGAAGGAATTTAAAAGGAGAAGAGACGGGGTGTGGTTCTACAACAACGGAGTCCCTATATATATAACTGGAAGGAACTATATGTTCTTGCAGTGGACGAAGATGGACATAGGCTATCCTAACTTTCTAAATTTTCAGCGTGAGATATTTCTTCATCTGGCTGCTTGCGAGGTTGACGACCGTTGCCTTGGTCAGCTTTATACTAAGTGCCGTCGTTCTGGCTATACCAATATATGTTCCGCTGTACTTGTGGATGAGGCTACACAGGTTAAAGATAAACTTCTTGGCATACAGTCGAAGACTGGTAAAGACGCTCAGGAAAACATCTTCATGAAGAAGGTGGTGAACGTATTCAAGAACTATCCATTCTTCTTCAAGCCGATTCAAGACGGTACAACTAACCCTAGGATGGAGCTGGCGTTCAGAGAACCATCGAAGAGAATAACGAAGTCTAACAAGACGTCTAGGATGGGGGACGCTTTGAATACGATCGTCAACTGGAAGAACACCACGAATAACGCATATGACGGTGAGAAGCTGCACATGCTTTATCTTGACGAAGCTGGGAAGTGGGAGAAGCCGTCAGATATAAAAGAGGCATGGAGAATCGAGAGAACCTGTTTGATCGTAGGTAAGAAAATAATAGGAAAGGCGCTGGTAGGAAGTACCGTGAACCCTATGGACAAGGGTGGACGCGAGTACAAGAAGCTATGGAATGATTCAGACCCTGGGAAAAGAAACCAGAACGGAAGGACGGTGAGCGGACTGTACTCTATATATATACCAGCTTATGAGGCACTAGAGGGTTTCTTTGACATATATGGGAACGCAGTCATAGAAAACCCAGAAAAGGAAGTGGAGGGGATCGACGGAGAAAAGATTGCTATAGGGGCTAAGACATTCTTGAGGAACGAGCGTGAAGCGCTAAAACACGATCCAAGGGAGCTAAACGAAGTTATCAGGCAGTTCTCTTTTACGGAGGACGAGGCGTTTAGAGACAGCATCGAGGGAAGCATCTTCAACATCGGTAAGATATACCAGCAGATAGACGCCAACAACGACCTATTCCCGAACCCTGTAGTTACAGGGAACTTCATGTGGAAGGACAAGGATAAAGAGGTGATGTTCTCCCCTACTCCGCAGGGTAGATTTAAGGTATCCTGGATGCCGCCTCAAGAGAAGAGGAATGTAATCAGGGAGGAGAGAGGAAAGTTAGTACCGCCTAACGGTCACATAGGATGTGGCGGAGTTGACACATATGACATCGATGCCACGGTAGACGGAAGAGGATCTAAAGGCGCCATGCACTTATACAATAAGTTTAACATGGAGGTCCCATCTAACATGTTTGTAGTGGAATACAACTCTAGACCAGACCTAGCTAGTATCTTTTACGAAGATGTGCTTATGTGCGCTTTCTTCTATGGGTATCCGCTGCTAGTAGAGAACAACAAGTATGGGATATTCAGGTACTTCGAGTCAAGGGGATACGAAGAATACTTGATGGAGAGGCCAGACTTTTTGAGATCCGCAAACTCTCACGCAAACGTAAAGACGAGGGGGATACCATCCAGCTCTGCTGACGTTGTTCATGCTCACGCTCAGGCTATTGAGAGTTTCATACACAATCACGTTGGTATGAATAACGAGACATTCGAGATGGGGAATATGTATTTCAATAGGACCCTTGAAGACTGGATAGGATTCGATATAAATAACAGAACCAAGTTCGACTTAACGATCAGCTCTGGATATGCGTTGCTTGCCGCCCAGAAAGCTAAAGAAGAAAAGAAGCCTTCTTCGTTTGTAGACAAGACTTTTTTCAGAACATATCAGATAAAAGAGTGGCATAGGTAGTTTGATTATATTTGCGGAAATATCGCAAATACGCCTTTTAATGTACAAAAGCGGAAATAAAAATAGAGGTGTTCAGCTTTCTTCTGGGAATTTCCCGAACCCGTTGGCGTCTTCAGAAGAGAAGGCTACATCTGAGTATGGGTTGGCGTATGCGAAGGCAATATACAAGCAGTGGGGGAAGTTCGACGAGGACTCTTCTTTGTATAGAAAGAGATACAAGACGTTCGAGAGAAATAGAGATTATGCGAACGGTACGCAGGACACTGTAATATATAGGCAGTTGCTTACTTCTTCCGATCCAAACAACGGAGACGGAAGCATGATGAACATAGACTTCACGCCAGTTCCTATACTTCCGAAGTTTGTAAGAATTGTAGTAAATAAGATTCTGTCTCAGGCGCCATATCCGAACGTAGAGGCTATCGATCCTTTGTCTTCTTCTGCAAAAGACAAAGAGAAGAGAAAGATGGAGATGCTTATAAACTCTAAGCAGGCTCTTAGCGATATAAAGCAAAAGACTGGGATGACCATCGGAGTAGATCCAGATGAGTTGCCAGATACGCTTGAAGAGGCAGAGATCTTTTTCGGTCAGAACATAAAGACTACCGCAGAAGTAGCCGCTCAGATAGCCACGAACCTGACTCTTGAGTGGAGCGACTTCAACGACAATATCTTCAGACGTTGTGTAAATGACATAGCCACTGTGGGTATGGCTGCGGTCAAGAGAAATAACGATCCTAACTACGGGATAGTTACGGAGTACGTAGATCCTTCGAACTTCATACATAGCTACACCGAAGATCCCAACCTCTCTGACATGACGTATGCTGGTCATGTGAAACATATGTCTATACAGGAGCTCAAGAGGATTGCTGGGGATCAGTTTACAGAAGAGGAATACGAAGAGATAGCGAAAGCAGCTCAGAAGATGTACAGCCTCGACGTAAACGGTCTCAGCAGAAGGCAGTACGACAGCGGGACTGGAAGCGTTAGATATGGGTATGACGAGTATATGATAGATGTGCTTGACTTTGAGTTCTTGTGCAATGACGTCATTTACTTCGAAGAGAAAGAGAACAGACATGGAAACGTAGGGTTCCACTACAAAGGAGAAGCATATAAAGCCCCTCAGAACTCCGTGTTCGAAAGACGCCCAGTGAAGCTGGACAACATGGTCGTCTATGGTGGGTGTATGGTGATTTGCTGCAATAAGATCTTTAATTACGGCAAGAAGACCAACATACCAAAGAATATGCACGACATAACTAGGGCATGCCTCTCATACTCTGCCGTAGCGGTGAATATTAGAGATATGATCCCTAAGTCTATGGTGGACAGCTGCATAGGGTTTGCTGACCAGATACAACTATCTCACCTCAAGCTCCAGCAGTCTATAGCTAAGGCGAAACCAGACGGCATCATCATCGACATCGAAGGATTGGAGAATGTGCAGCTTGGCAAAGGAGGTGATCTCCAACCGCTTGAGTTGCATGATATATATGAGCAAACTGGTGTCTTCTACTACAGAAGTAAGAACCCAGAAGGCGGATTCCAGAACCCCCCGATCAGAGAGATAGGGAACACTATAAGGAATATCAACGAGCTTATAGGCATATATAACCACTACCTCAGGATGATACGGGACACCACTGGCATCAACGAGGCCATGGATGGTTCGTCTCCGAAGGGAGATCAGCTTGTTGGGGTTAGACAGCAGGCTATTAGCGCTGGAAACAACGCTATATATGATATAACGAACTCTTCGCTGATACTGTACAAGAAGGTTTGCGCTGATGTTATAAAGAGCATACAGATCATCCCGAACGACTCTGTCATATTCAGAGTGTATGAGAACGCAATCGGCGCTCACAATATGAAGGTGATCTCTTCTTTCTCTGACTTGTACATGTTCAACTTCGGTATTACCGTAGTAAAAGACATGGAGGAGATTGAGAAGCAGTATCTCGAAAACAACATACAGATCTCCCTTTCGCAGAAAGAACTTGACATAGAGGACGCTATAGCGATACGTCAGCTCAAGGACATCAATCAAGCAGAGAAGCTGTTGATCTTGAGAAGAAAGAAGCGTATGGCTTCTCAGCAGCAGATGGCTATGCAGAACTCCCAGATGCAGGCACAGATGCAGCAGCAGTCGGCTGCACAGTCCGCAGAGATTAGAATGCAGGAGTTGCAGGCTCAGTCTCAGATAAAGGCTCAGGAGATGCAGTTGGAGGCTCAGCTGAAGGTTCAGGTTGAGCAAGCTCTGCATGAGCTAAGAAAAGAGATAGAACAGATAAAAGCAGAAGCATACGCCTACTCAAAGGATGCAGAAAACTCCTTCAAAAAAGAGGTAGAGAACATGAAGGAGGACAGGAAAGATGAGAGAGTTAAGAAGCAGGCTGTTGAACAAAGCAAACTGATTTCTCAAAGAGATGGGAAGAGAGGCGAGCTAGAGGAGATAAGAGAGCAGGCGGCTGAAGCAGCGCAGGAAATTTCAACTGGAATCATTTCAAGAATACTAGGAAGATGAGCAACGTAGTAAATCTTGATGTCGCCAAAAGAGTAGACATCATATGCAGGAAGGGTGATACGTTTAAGCTTGAGATAGATCTTAAAGCGGCTGATGGGACTCAGGTAGCTCAGGGTGCATATAACTTCAACATGGAAGTTAGAGCCTACGACTATGCTAATACAGACTATGACTCCCCTAATTCTGGGGCTGGTGACACAAGCGCTGAAATAATACTTTCAACCAAAGACGATGCCAACGGTAATAAGAAAATAGCGTACACTACATCCTTAGGGAAGGTAATCTTTAATGTGCCAAATACTAAAATGAAGTCTGTTGCTGCTGGTCTCTATGTCTATGATATAGAAGCTATATCTACTGCAAACAGCGAGGAGTCTCAGACCTGGTTATATGGGACCTTCAAAATAAACGAAGACATATCTGTGTGATGAATGTTGGATTCACCTTACCTCCAGGAAATTCAATATCTATAAACGTACCAGAGTCTCAGTCCATAAAGACTGTAACCTCTGAGTTCGCCACCATATCTATAACTTCTGATAATCAAGTATCGCTGGATATTACTACGCCAGCGAGTAATAGTCTTTCTTTCTACCCACCCACACAGTCTGTAGTAAAGACGAGTCTTGAAAGACAAAATTCTTTATCTATATACCCATACAATCAAATACCTGTAGTAGAGGTTGTTCAAGGAACGGACGCTAAATACGGGGTATTCTACTCTACGTCAATGCAGCCATCTTTGGGCGCTAACGTAAAGAACACTATGTCATTCCCTACAGCAGACATAGCCAGTGGAATTACTGTTGTAGATGGAAACAAGCTTAAGTTTCTTACGTACGGTGTTTATAACGTACAGTTCTCTGCCCAGTTCGATAAAACAGATTCTGGTGTTGATCATGCTGACGTTTGGTTTTCTCAAAACGGAACAGACGTAAAGGACTCTAACACTAGAATTGAGCTCGATAAGAATAACGCCAAAATGGTCGCTGCCTGGAATTACTTAGTAAGGGCAGAAAATGATGACTACGTTCAGATACATTGGGCCTCACAAGATTCAGAAGTGCGGCTTTACTATGAGGATCCAGCTTTTTCGGACCATCCGTTACCCCTTAGACCAAGAATACCGTCCGTAATAATCACAGCACATTTAATAGCTAGTGCTGTTGCTGGACCGCAAGGACCTGCTGGGCCTACTGGACCACAGGGGCCCGCTGGCGCTACTGGCGCTACTGGGCCCGCTGGGGCTACTGGCGCTCAAGGTGCTCAGGGGCCTCAAGGACTTGCTGGTGCTACTGGAGCCCAAGGCCCTCAAGGACCGCAAGGTGTTGCTGGGCCTGCTGGCGCAGCTGGCACGACTGGAGCACAGGGTCCAAAGGGGGATACAGGCGATACTGGTCCCACGGGTCTTACTGGACCCGCTGGACCAACTGGTGCAACAGGACCAACTGGATCCACAGGCCCTGCTGGAGCAGACGGGAAGTCGGTTACTGGAGTATCTGTTTCAAATAGGTCTGTTACAACAACCCTTAGCAATAATTCCACAGTAAACGGAAGTTTTGCTGTAACCCAAACTAGTATAGACGCCCCCTCAGGGACTGCTGCGGGGTCTGGCTTCTACTGGGATGGGGAAACATTCGTCGCTAAAGAATTTGTAAACCCAAACTCAGAGGCCATAACCGTTAGCCTTCCTTCTGGTAAGTCTTTTGGGAAGTATGGGCACGGAAGCACTATACATATAGGCAACGCAAGGTCCATGCTTGAGATAATAAGGGATGCGGTTCAGGACATACAAACACCA